GGCGGTTCCTCCGTCCAACCCATGGGAGGCGGCGTTCAACAAGGTGGTAGGAGCACTGAGTCAGCCAGCCCCATCCCCGTTCCAGGCAGCACCGTCAGCTCCGGCCCAGACATACCCACAAGCTATCCCGGGAAACTGGGCACAGGCGGAAGCGATCAGCCCGGGTATCTCACAATCGGATCGCCTGACTTGGTCGCCCAACCAGGTATCCTCGCCCAGCTATTCCCCAACCTCCTCGACTCTATACGGTCGGGCGGCGGAGGAAGCCCACGCGGAAGTGGACGGAGCGATAGCGGATTATTACAATCTGAGTCCGGAAAGCAGGGCGGTTCTGAACGCGTTCGGTCCAGAGGCCCCAGGGATTCTAAACAATTACGCGGTAAATCTAGAAAAGCTTCTCGATGACGCAGTAATTTGGGCTCAAGATGAGCGTCAGTGTCTGGCTGACTATGCCGACTATGCTATTTGGGCACATGATACGCTTTGCGATTATGCAGCTTTTGCAGTCAACGAGCACGTCGAAAACAAGGCATACAACGAGATTTTAACTAATCCCGATGTTTTGTCAGATTACACCTTGCAGTTCTTCGGACCCCAGGGACCTTACCCTGTCTATGAGTCCGAGCAACAGCTAGAAACTCGCGGTTATCCGACTGCCGTCCAACCTACTCGTGGCGCAGCTATGCCTGCTCCTCCCGTGCAGTCCAGTCCACAGAATACCCGTGAGTTCTGGAATGTTTTTGACCAGCAGATGATTAATGATCCGCAGAACGCTTGGCGTATCCTGAACCAAGCAAATCCAGGAACAATGGCTAACAAGCTGTTTGTAATGGAATGATAAATACAGAGGGGGTACTTATTACCCCCTCCGTATTTAAAATTACTTGATGCTAGTATTTTGTTAGATAAGCCGTTTGGCTTTATCTTTCACCCGATAAACCTGACACTGGAGGATAAACCAAAGTGTTCATTGATAGCTAGTTCAGATCCTGGTAGGTATTACCTTTCAGCATTTGGTAAATAGCACCGTGATTACAATTAAATTTTTCAGCAATCTTTCTGTATGAAAGACCTGCTTCTTTTAAAGATTTAATTTGTTTCACATCTTCTTTAGAAAATTTCCTGAGTGATGTTTTCGCCTTTCCTTTACTTGCAAAACCATTGTTAATTTGATTGTTTTCAGTCCAGCTTCTTATAAGGTTTTCTTGTTTAGTAGCAATCTCTAAATTATTTAGATTGTTATTTCTTTTGTTGTTATCTATATGATTAACTTGCAAAGAAAAGTTGTGTGTTCCATGTGAACGCAAATCTAAATCCAAGAAAGCAACAGCCATTAAGACGTGTAAATTAAATCTTTTTCTTTTACCGTCAACAAGGATTGAGACACGATCATACTTACTAGTGTGTTGTATAGGAAGTTCTTCAAAATACTCCTGGTCATTATCGTCCAAGTGTTTTTCAAAAGCTCTTCCGGATTCAGTTAAGTAGAGATTACCAAATCCTGAGACTAATTTTGGATTCATGATGTTTATGAACAAGTTTCCAAATTTTACCTCACCTGAACTTCTCAAGCGTTGTCACCTTAGCGAGCAATCGTTAAGTGAAAACTGGATGAATTCAGGGAAGCCCTAACGTAAAGACGAGGGTAATCCTGAGCGAAGCCAATCAAGCCCGTGATTGGAACGTGCAGAGGCCACTGGGTGTTACACGATCTTGTAACGTAATACCAGATACAGCGTCCGGCATCCCTCTGGGATGAAGAGATGGTCCACCCCTTCAAGAAATTGGAGACCAGGAGAACGATTTTCCAAAACTGCTAGGTGCGGAGCTTTATCGCCCTCACCCCGCTTACATTTGCGAGATGGCTGCTGAGCCTGTGGTCGTCCATGACTTCACTCGCCAGCCCGGCCAGACGGTGCAACTTGATCGCTACAAGTTCTGGGGAACCCCTGGAACCAAGGAGAGCCGTGAGCGCGTCTCCGATCAGACCATCGGTACTGCTAACAGCCGCAACATCACCAAGGAGAAGGTGCTTGTTGTGCTGAAAGAGTACACCGGTCCTGCTGATCCTGGCGATCCCACCCAGCCTTCAACCTTTAAAATTGCCCGTGAGACTCTGGTTACCGCTCAGCGTCTGCTGCTCGACACCGGCAACTTGAACATGTTCCACCAGAGCATCGGTTCTCTGACTCTGCTGGACGACTATCGTCGTTGGCGCGACCGCGTCTTCATTGACGAAATGGCCAAAGCTGAGGCTAATGGAGCTGCATCCGATGACATCGGCGGTTACTATTTTGCAGGCGCTAAAGAGAAAGACAGTCAAAACCGTATCTCTTACACCACTGCTGAGTATGAAGCTCAGGTTCAGCAATTCTCCGTGCGTACTGACCTGCTGAACGTTGTTAAGCAGATGCGTAAGCGCAACGTACCTACCTTTGCTGACGGTCTGTATCGTTGTATTTGCGATCCCACCTTCATGATGCACCTGCGTCGTGACGATGACTTCCGTGAGATCGCTCGTTACGCCGGTAATCCTGGTCAAGGCATGTACATGGGCAACCCCATGATGCCTAACAACGCCAGCTTCTACATGGGTCCTCAGGCAGGCCAAGCCTACTTCTTGGCTGGTGAGCCTGTTATGCCTACTGGCGTTCAGTTTGAAGGTGTGAAGTTCTACGAGTCCACCAACTTCCCCAACAAGAATGTCAATACGTCTTTTGACGGCGGCAGCAGCTATGCTTCCAAGGAAGTCGCTCAGGGCTACTTCTTCGGTCCTCAGTCAATCGGTGTTGGCATCGGTGGCCCTAACGCCCAGGTGCTCATCAACAATAATGATGACTTCAGCCGCTTCATTATTCTGATTTGGCAACTGTATGCTGGTTTCGAAATTCTTAATAAGGACTTCATCACAACCGCATTTAGCTTCGTTCAAGACGACGGCACTATTTGAGCCTGACTAATTAAAACAAAACCTCAATAGGAGAGATAAATGACCTACTTGTCCGCTAAGAAAATCTATCCAGGTAACTGGACAGAGGCCTTAAACGGTTGGTACAAGAACATTGATTCCAATCAAGACGGTACTAACAATTCTTCCAAGGCAGGCCCCACCTCTGTGTTGGCTGTCCCTGGTTACCGCTACTTCCAACAGCGTGGTTATGTCAAAGTCACCGCAACTTCTGGTGATGGCGCAGTTGCCTCTGCTGATGTGATCGTTCCTTCCCCCTATCGGCAAGACGACACCCGTACCGACATCACCGGAATGGTGATCTCCGGTTCTACTGACCTGCCTGCCTACGGCTATCGCGCTACTGTCGCCATCGCTTCGGGCTGGGGAGACCGCCGCGTTGCTTCTGGTGTGTATGCAGCCACTGGAAATGTGATCTCTTTCGGTCGCGATAACGCTGGTTCACCTGTCGCCGCTTCAGGCGTTGGTGAAGGAATGATTCAAGCCAACCTTTCCTCCACTACTTCCGGAGGCCAAGCTGGTGAGATTTACTTTGCCGGTGGTTCTTCTGCCACTAGCGCAACGCCTTTCCTGACCGCTACCGGCGCTCCTGGTGTCACCGCAGGTAAGGTATACCGCGAAAACACTGCCGCTACGACCTTTAAGGTCTACGCAAAGGCATCCGGTAATGCTACTGCTACTTCCGGTGGTTTCTACATCTCTTCCGGAGATGCCACTGCTGGAACCTATGGCTACATTGTTGTTGAGCTTTGCTACATCCAACCTGATGTTGCTTCTGACTATAACGACATTGAAGCTTATCTGCCTAACAAAATTGTTAGCAGCGGCAGCTGAATAGGTTAAAATAAGACCAGTAAATTTTACTGGTCTTATGTTATACCGTCACAAAAAAACGGGAGCCACTCTAAAAGTAATTACAGAGTGGGATAATGGCGATTGGAGGATGGTCCAAGACTCTGAAGGTCGCCTTTTTACTGTTTGGCGTGAAGAGATTGAAGAGGATACACAAGCCACTAAAAAAGTAAAATCTTTACAAATTAAAGATCGTGCCAATAAGGAAACGCCTAGAGACTTTCCTCCTGATACACGGTTGAATATTAATAATGCTTCTGCTCAAATGATCGCAGATCATATTAAAGGAGTTGGAATTAAAACAGCCAAAAAGATCAAGGATCTTCAGATGTCTCTTTCGGGTGAAAGATTCTCTACCCTTGATCAGTTAAAGACAGTTAAGACAGTGGATTGGGATGCTGTGATGGCAGCTGACTTGATTCGTATCTAATGTTAGCCTCACTAATTAAGAGCTTATTTATTTTATAATAAATAAAAACGTAGATGTTGTGGCTAATTTTATACCTATAGGAGCAGTTATCGATCCTTCTAAGGATAGATTTCCCACAACAGCTCCTCATTCTCATATCGGAGTAATACCTCAGTTTGGTAAAAATAAGGGTCAAAAGATTGACCCTAAAACTGCAAGGTCTATTTTGCAGAATGTTGTCATAGGCGATAATAATACACCTCTAGTACAGCAAAATGAGAAAGGGCAATGGAGCTGGAACTATCCAATAACATCTGGATTTGGCCCTAGATCCGCACCTACTGCAGGCGCTTCTACATTCCATTCAGGAATTGATATAGGACTGGGTACGGGAACTAAACTTGGCTACAAAGGTAAAGGCTCATTTGTTCCCGGTGATCGTATCGGAACTTTATCCGTTACAGATGCTCAAGGCAGACCGTATGACGTTCAAGTTTTACATTTAGATCCATCGAAAAAGACGGACAGTTCCATGAATGACACCATGGCAACTTCGCCGATCATGGATCCGAACGCGCCCTTGTCACCAGGCCCTTATTCAGAAGTAGAACGCGAGAGAGACATTTATCAAGCTTACGCACAGGGATTTCTAGATAGCAGAGGAGGAAAAAGAAAAATAGAAAAAACGACTCGAGAGTCACTCATGGATAATCTCAAGATGCAGCTAATACAACAAGCAATTAATCCATTTGCTGGAGATGATTTTCTTAGCTCCTACGTAAATTCTTCACCTGCAATGTATCAGCAGTCTCCTGATATAGTCTATTAAGTTCAAGGTTTAACCTAATATAATAAGAATATAAGAGGTCGACCAGTGCAGTTATCTACTTTTGATAAAAGCCGTGTACGTTATCATTTAGGTTACTTCACGGTGTCTGTACCAGCGGGTGATTACGCACGGCTTGAAGAGGCCATGAACACCATTCCTGACTCTTTCTTTTATCGCAAGATCATTTATCACTTAGGTCGTTGCGATACAGCTGAGCGAAAGACTGAAGTTGCAACCTCTCCTTCAACTCGTATCGAAAAGATCGAGGGTGATGTAGACCGGACAATTGCATCCAGCAATGCTCGTGAATCCTTGAAAGTATGGGATGAGATTTATCTGTATGAGACCAATGCCTTAGCCGCAATCTTATACGTTCCCAATTACAAGGATCCCTTCCAAGCGCGTTATCGCTATGAGCGTTCAGGTGCTGAGTTCATCCAAGCCCTGCCAGGTCCTGCAGATAACGCTGTAGGTTCAAATGTTTACCTAAATGCTAACTACCGCTAGCCATGATAACTAAACTTCTGATGAGAGCACTAGGCGGAGCTTTTAGTCGAGCCCCCAAGGCTGCTAAAGCTACTAAAGCTACTGGAAGGGTAAGAGTTCCGCCAAGGGATGCAGGAATTGGAGGCCGCATGGGTCCTGGAGGCGGAGGCTTAGAGACCGGTGTTGTTGCAAGGCCTATTACTCGACCTTCTAGTGTTGAAATAAGGCCGAATAATACACCTTACACGGGAACTCTTCAACCAAATACTGCACCCTCCTATGTAGGATCACAGACATCATCTCCGAGCTTATTTCAAAAAACCTTGGGATATGGTGGCCGAGCACTGCAAGTTTTAGGTGGTGTTGATGTTGCAAATAAAATAAGAAAAGGAGATTACACAGGTGCTGCAGTGGAAGCAGCACTACTGGCCCCAGGTAAAACTCTTGGTTTTGCAAACCGGTTACTATTAAATCCTGTTGGATTGACAGCTGGTGCTGTCTTAGCTGGAACTGAAGCAATAGCACCTGCTTCAGTGGCAGACGGCACATTTGCGCCAGGTTCTGCTGGCTATAAATCACTGACTCCGGATGAAAGGCGTAGACGTGACGAAATGAACGCAACTGCCAAACTAAATCCATTTGAAACCAACGTACCTGGACGTAACTTTCAGCCAGGTGGTGGTGGTGGATTTGCCCCTCCGCCACCAAGATATGAAGCTCCCTTGCCGCCACCAAGATATGAAGCTCCCTTGCCTACACGAGAAGAACTAGAGAGACGCGCATATCAAAATGAAGTTTCCAGGGTAGCCCAGCAGGCAGATCCATTCTTCAGAGAAGGTGGTCCTCGTATGGTGAACTATACCGCAGAACAGGGAATGGCAATTAGCCGTGCTTTGTATGGTGACCAGCTGACTCCTAAGACCCCTAATCCACTGATGGCTGGTCTTGTTTATGACGAGACTAATCCGATGATGGAAGGCAGAAATTACAATATGGAGAACCCTGTTGGAGTCCAGCAGAGTGCTGCTCAGTCCTTTAATGACTATTTCCGTAATGGAATGGTTCAGCAGCAGTCACAAGGCATGGGTTCTGAGCCTAGCCTTGAGTCAGTACTCAGTCCAGAAGATCGTGCAATGTATCTTCAACAATTAAACAACTTTAGGCCAGGTGGACCGGGGTAATGGCGAATTTAAGTGCAGCAGACAAAGCAGCTATTAAAGCAACGGCCGATAGATTAGGCTTAGATCCTTATTCTTTTGGCGCTATTATTGCGAAAGAATCATCATTCAACCCAAACATCTGGGGCGGAGCTGGAGGCAATTACTACGGCTTAATACAATTTGGTGGACCGGAGAGACGAGAGGCTGGCTTAGACCCTGAAAAAATCAAGAAAAAAAGTTATACAATTTCTGAACAATTACCTGCGGTTGAACGGTGGCTGAGAGGGCGCGGTTTTGAAACTGGTATGGGACCACAAAAAGCTTATGCAACTATTCTTGGCGGCAACCCAAATGCGAATATTAATGCGCCAGACGCAAACAATACTACTGTCGCAAATACAACAGCTAGTCTTTTACCAGGTGGAGAGCTTTATAAATACAGCCAAACAGTTTTAGGTCCGTTTGATGGCTCTAACACAGATGTATCATTGATGAGTACAAATGCGCCACAAAGACAGACTGTAGATCAAGTGTTATCTAAACTAAGGTATGATCCAGCTGAATATCGTAAAACTGACAATAAAGCTACCTCTTTAAGAGATCAATTTGTAAATAGTTTGAAAGAACAACTTATTAATAATGTATTAAATCCACTAGGAGGTTTTCTTCAATGAATAGTTTTTATGAATACATGGATCAGGATTTTTTGCCAGGAGAAGTTTATAGGTCTCAAGCAAGTAGATATGGAACGGATGCCATGAGTAAGGTTGATGCCTTAAACCAACTGCGCATGGATTTTGATCTTGCTGAAATGAGAGATGGTCCAATGGATACAACGGCCTTTGAAACTTTTGCAACTTTACGTAGTAATCCTAATGCGTTATTCGCTGCAAAGATTTCTCAAACTTTACCCAAGCCTTTAGTAAACGGAACCATACCAGGATTTAGCGCCAATAGTTTTTTGGGCGTATAGCTCTGGTAAAATAAAAATTATTCAGTAAAATAAAGTGACTTCAACTAATACCAACAAGCAGCCCCTGTTTATTGATCGTCCTTTTATTGATCATTCAGTACTTACTACTCAAATTGCAGGTAGCTCAGCTAATAAAACGTTACAAGTCCAAGGAGGCCAAGCGCCTGCATTGATTGTCGATATGGATGCTGCTTTGTCAGACGACAATAACAGTGGAGGGGTTGTGGATTCAGTTAAGATTGTAAGAAGCGATTATCAAATTCCTCCTGACTACACTGTAAATACGACAACATCAGGAACGGAAATTATTTTAGAAAGCGGTAATACAGTATTTATTCAAGAAACAGGAGTATTAACAGGAGGAGGAGCACCGTTTTCAGGTAAAGGTTATTACACATATACGGGCTCAACAACTTTAACGGGAGTTAATACAGCTTTAAATTATTCAGGACTAATCGCTTCTGGATTTTCATTTGAGTCACAATTTACTTATGCGCAATACGGTGTAACAATAACCTTTTATCATACTCGAGGAACAACTAATCCTATTCCTGCTAGCGGTGACTATGCTGTGCTCTTTACTAAGTACTTACCTTCTGGTTCACAAGACGTTGACTGCACGGATGTTCTACCTCAACTAAGCGCTCCCGTTCCCGCAGCAGGCGATACAAGTGGTTTGTCAGGCGGTACGCCTGTTCGTGCGCGAGGCATTTATTTAGAAAAAGGTGATCGCTTGTACGCGGGTGTTTTACCAACTAACACGTATCCTTCAGGCTACACTCCTGGAGTTACGGTCATTGCTCAGGGCGGTTTCTTCTAGCCATGTCACCGCGTGGCAATTCTTTTGGATTCAAGGAGCCACCTCAAAGTAAAGCAAAAGCAGGTCCTTTTCCAATCGTTTCCGAATTCGGTGGTAGTGTTGCAGACTCACTTTATTCAAGCAATAAAGAGGCGTCTTGGAATCGCTGGAGAAGAGGTTACGAGTTAGCAACTTCTAATCTTGCTTATGCAGCATTTGAATATCCCTTCTCTTATCGAATACCTCTTCCTTCCGGTTCTACACAGAATGGCGATAATCCGCCACTTATGGCAGGACTGATTAGGGGATTTCCTACTAAAAACAAAGAGTTGGGAATGCATTGGTGCGGATCTATCCTTGCAGGAAGTCTTAGATTTGACAATTTAGTTGATCAAAATAATACAGAATTATCTATCGCATCTGTTACTGATTCAGGAAATTTCTGGCGTGTGCAATTAAACGGAACATGGGATGCGAATAATCCGCTGCCTCCTCCGCTCTTCATAGAAACCCCTGGCAATCAACCTAACTTAACTCCTTTAAACGGAGATGTTTTAGAAGATAGAGTTCTAACGCAAGCGGGTATTCCTATTACAAAAGAAACAATTGATCCAGATACAGGAATAAAGTATGGGTATACAGCGGCGGTATTGGATTCAATCGAACCGTACAATGGCGTATTAATTTTACGTAAGCAAGGTTCTATTGAATCTACATTTGACAGTGTCTTAATCACACCTTCACAGAGATCTCCTCAGGTAGGAAGATTTTTTATTAACGGATCTAAATATGCTTGTAGTTGTCAAGATTTTACACGTAGACAATACTATTATGTTTCTACATTTTTAGGTAAGAGAAAAAGTCCGACCTTTCCTATAACTAGATGTGCAACATTAAAACCAGGGCGTTATGAAGTTACAACAACAGCCGGTGAAATTGATGAGAGAATTATGCAAGAAGCTTTACAGGATAGAGCGCTAACAATTGTTGCTCCTTCTGGATACGAGTTGCCTTATAATCAGTCAGTAAATTCTGCGGGTATAAATAACAAGCCATCGAACACAAACCGTGATTTCCCTGGTGTTTTTAGCGACTTTGGAAATGTTTATTTAAGAGGTACTGACCTACCTAAAAACCCTGATGCCCCTGCACCTCGTAGTGAGGGCATGGTTAAATATGGTGATTACGATACAATTCCTCCTGCAGCTGCAGGAGAACCTAATCAACTAATACAGGTTCAAGATACTTGGAGTCATTTGTTAGATGAATATAGATACTGCAAACATATTTATGCTATGAAATATACAGATGATTTATTTCCTCCTGAGCCTTCTGATTACCCTGCCTTTACCAGTGAGCAGGTAACATGGGAACAAAAATTAGTTGATGATACACGCAGAGATCAACAGAAAGCATTTGAAAATATAACCACGTATGGCCTGTCATATATGGATGTTCCTCCTTTAAACATTCAAAGTCCAATCATGGTGAGCATGATGCAGAAATTGCTTAATATTCCTGCAGATTTTATTAAGATAGAAGGTTTTACTATGTATGATAAAGACGGCTCAGCTTATGTACCTGCTTCAGGAGGCAGACCTTCTAATGTCTAATACACCTGGATTTGGAGATATAATTCAAACGAGAGTTGATCTTTCAGAAACTCAACTAAGTAAAAGAGAATTTGGTAGAAGTCCTGTAAAACTTTCAGGTAATCCTTCTCGATACCACGCTGGAGATACAGTCAACCTACCATTTGGTTCAGGGGAAACATCTACCATCAGTGCAATGGGGGCTGCTTGGGCAGCCACTATAACGGGCGGAGGCCCCGCATAAATTACTAGGGGTTAAACTAGACGCAAGCTTTTAAAAACTTACTCCCCTGTGGTTTTTACAATGGGCGCACCCCTAGATCAGCGCATAGTTGATGATTTCTTTTCTTTAGATAGAGGTGAACGCAGCAAAAGCCTTGCGTGGCTGTATGGAATGATTGCTACTTATGGTTTAAAGCCTTCACAGCTTAAAAACTTTTCTTGGGGTCCAGATAACTCAGTCCTTTTACAAGGAAAGAAAAAACCAATCAAACCAATGCATCCTCATTGGGCAATAATTTTTGAACTTAAAAAACAGCCTAGAAATATTCAAGGCCGTTTAAGTACTCTTTGTAGATCACTTGAAAGAGCTATAAAGAACGGAAAGATCGATTTAAATGTCGATACTTTAATAGCGGCTCATAGAAATAGAAAAAAATGCTGTTATTTAAGCTGCAAGCAAACCCTTGCTTGTTAGCTGCCTTTTAACTGCATTCACATTCCAGCGATAGCTGTCCCTTGAGTAAGTGTTAGAAAAAGCTAAGAAGTGCGGTCCAAGCTTCAAGGTTCCGTCGTCTCTGTACTTAAACAATGTTTTCTTATCGATGCCAAGCTCACTGACGGTTTTTTGCGCCGTCTTCCAAGTTTGAGAGTTCTTCATACTGCGACCGCAGCAGTTGTACATAAGTACGATATCGTTTTTTTAAAGCTTGTCAAATTCGATTTTACGAATTAAGTCGACTTAGAATAAGATAACTGCTCAAGAGGCATGTTTAACAATGAACAGGATCCACTTGCCCTTCTCATTGAGTTAACACCTAAACGAGCGAAGAGACGTTTTAGAGAATCAATATATGATGCGTGGGATAACAAATGTGCTTACTGCGGTGCCTCCGCAACTTCTCTTGACCACATAATCCCACGATATAAGTCTGGTCCCAGCAGTCGTTGCAATTTACTTCCTTCTTGTCAAAGGTGTAATTCTAACAAGGCCAGTCATGATATGGAACAGTGGTATACAAAGCAAGAATTTTTTTGTAAGGAACGTTTGGTTGAAATTAAAAGATGGGTAAACCAAGAGACTATTGACATTTATTCCCTTATAAACCATCCTATAGAATTAAAAATAGCTTAGTTTTTTTAATGAATAGCACACAGACACAGCCAGAAACACAGACGGGAGGAATGAATCAGGCAAAACTGCCAGATGAGATTTTTAGGTACAATGCAAAAAAAGATAAATTTATTGTTAATAGGCTTAATGAAAACGATTATTCTGGTAAACAATTAAATGTAGCAAGAAGAATTAATGCGGCGATAGATCTTGTTGTACAAGAAGCTAGAACTTCTTTAAATACCCAAAATCAATACCTTACTAAAAAGAATTTTTTACTTAATAATCTAAAAATATCTGACGGAAAGAAAGATGCATTGCTTAAATCTTATGATAACTTTTATAAAGAGTTTGTTGTCAAGCCTTTTGACATAAGACAAGTTCCTGGATACTCGCCTGTATCTCTTACATCAGGACCTGTTTCAGCCGACAATTTTTTTGACCCTGTATTTTATTTAGAAAAGTATCCAGAAGTCAAAGCTGAATATGAACGAGCAGTTGAAGAAGGTAATTTAGATATCCTGGGTACTTTCCCAGATATCAACACGTTTGCTGCCGGAGATTATCAATTCAATGGAGCTACGCAAAATCGCGAGCCAAATGCTTTTGCAAGTAAAGGAAAATTTGTTGGTGACAACCCGCTAGGTTTTGAAGGTGGTCCTGCCGTTACTCAACAAACAATTAATCTGTTTAGAGCTGATAAAAAAGACGAATTGGCTGAAGACAGTGTAACTACGGCACTAGGTGAAGAAGGTCTATTACAAACTAAACAATTTGGTCGGCTTTCAGAAGATGTTTTACGAACTACTATTAATAGACTGGAGCGTGCAAAAAGAGAAGAACAGCAATTTGATATAACAAATAATTTATTAGGTTCTCAATTTAGTAATTTTGGAAGTAACGCAGCAAATGACTTGTTGGGCGATGCCGGAGGATTATTACCAACCGGTGTAAGAGATGAAATCAGTAAAACATTAGGAGGGGCTCTAGGACAATTTGGTGGTAATAGCACTATCGTTAATTGGCAAAACTTTTTTGAAAAAGATCTGATTGAAAAATACGCAAAAGATTATGAAAAAAAATTCGCAGATCTTGAGTTAGAAAAAGATATTTTAGAAAATGCTCAACCAAAACCAGAAGATTATATTGCTTATGTAGAGAGTAATCCTAAAGTTTTAGAAGCCTATGAAGAAGTAGTAAGTAAAACAAACAACCAAGGTTTCTTCGGTTCATCAGCAAATGCAAACGGCCGCCAAGTATCAAAAGCTGATTTCGGTAGAGCTTTTTATGCGAAAAATGGAAGTAAAAAAGAGTTTAGATCACAAGCCTTAGAAAAAAAAGGCGAAGTTTTTGATAAAGATTCTGGTGAATTTACCAGAGAGTTTTTGAGAGAAACTGGCTTTGAGAAAACAGATGACCTAGTGGAGTATTTAAAAGAACTACCTGGCGGCAGAGATATTTTATTTACTATATCAGGTAGAGAATTTGTTCCTGGGGGAAAAAAAATAGATAAGTTTGACCGTATTAAAAAAATAGATAATGAAATTAAGGCTATAGACAATCCAAATAACCCTGATTTTAATTACAAAGGTATTGATTCTCAATTTGCTCGTGATTTTATTAATGATTATCTACGCCCAAGATTTAACGCGTCTAAATCAATCAATGAGTTTATAAATTTTATCGATGTTGATGAAGAACTACAAACTCCGTTTCAGACGCAGTCTACTAAAAATGCTTTGCAGGTTTTAGCATTGGATCAGACTAAAACTTTTTTAGATGCCTTAAAGCCAGTAGATGGATTAGATGCAAATTTTGATGCAAGATTTTTTGAAAATCCATTTTTTGATCGTCCAGTTAAAGAGCAAGTAGCAGCCGATTCTTCAAGATACGAAAGAAAGCTAGAGTTTCAAAAAAACTTTTTTAAAGAACAATTTGAACGGGCTAAGTCAGGCGATCCTAAATACCTTAATGCTCTTCTTGTGCGAGGTATTGTCCCTCAACCTTTTGAAGACAATAAAGGTAATTTAATTTACGATATTCCAAAGGAGCCTTTTGCAAGAACTTTATACGACATTACCAGAGGCGGAAGGGATATTGATGGAAATGAAATTTTATTAGACGGGGCTCCAATTACCTTTGCTGCTTTTGATAATCCAATTGATCCGGATCGTATTGAAAGGTATAAAAATTTTGAGCTTATACCTAGTCTTCTTGACGAACGCGATGTACTAGGCGGCGGTGTCTTTGGTAATTTTATTTCACCCGATGAATTTGCTGAAGGTGTTTTAGATAATGCAGGTGTTGGCCCTAACACTGAAATTGGAAGGCAACTCGGACTTGTAGGAGGAGAAGGAGAATTAGATGAAGTTAAAAATATTCTTATCAGTACGATTCAAGGTCAAGATGCTGCTACTTTAAGAGAAAGGATTAAAGCACTTGCAGAGGCAGGTGAAGAAATTAGTCAAGAAACACTTGGAGTGGATTATATTGAAAGGGAAATAGATAAAGAAAGCGGACGAGAAGGAGCAGGTCTATTTGGTATATTTCAACAAGCAGGTTTTAAAGGAACAGAGAATGAGTTTTATGATACTTTTTTCCCAGGGCAAAGCAAAGAAGAAGTAAAGGCTGAATTTGGAGATTTCGACATATTAGGAGGTTTAAATACTTCAAGTCCAGAAGCGGCCTTGAGTTCTATCGGAAGTTTTCTTGATACACCTTCGATACAATCACCTAATAGTTTTGCAGATTTTGGTAATAATACTACAATTAAAACTAAGAAATCAACTTCAGGTCAAAACTTCTTAGATGATTTCACCTCCGACTTCGGAGGAGATTTATTAGGAGGAGGAGGCGGTGGCTTTGGTGGTTTACCAGGTTTCGGATTCTAATTATGTCTAACAAAAGATTAAAAGCAGCATCAGCAGCAAAGAAAGCAAAGGACTCGCTAAAGCCTAATAAGCCTGTGAGAACTCCTAATCATCCCAACAAATCGCATATGGTCCTAGCAAAAGAAGGCGGCAAAGAAAAACTAATTCGTTTTGGTGAGCAAGGTGCTAAAACAGCAGGTAAACCAAAAGCAGGTGAGTCAGAAAAGATGAAAAATAAACGTGCCTCTTTTAAAGCACGACATGGAAAAAATATTGCCAAAGGAAAAATGTCTGCAGCATACTGGGCTGACCGCGAAAAATGGTAGCATAAGTGTTATGCTCATTGTAGATGCACTCATTAAATGTTAAAAGGTGGTACATACGTAGAGGCAAAGCCTAAGAAAACTAGACAAGGTAATGGTAAACATTCAAAACCAAAAGGAACGCGAAAAAAATTACGAGGCCAAGGTAAATAAATAGTTTATAATTGGCTGAGATTTGTGTTTATCATGCACGATTTTTCGTCCGCTATTTGTATTGTAAAAAAGTACGAAGGTTTTAATGAGCGTGCATGTCCTGATCCTTTAACAGGAGCAGCTCCTTATACGATTGGTTATGGCTCTGAGTTTTATCCAGACGGATCACCAGTCCTAAAAGGACATCTTGTTTCTAAGAAAAAAGCTCTTGAGTATTTGCTTTCAGAATTAGATGTAATTGATGGTCAAGTTCAATCTCTTAATTTAGATATTGATTCTTGTATGCATAATGCGTTGCTTTCTTTTATACATTCAGTAGGATGGGATGCGTTTTTATATAGCTCAATTGTTGACGCCATTGAGAGAGAAGATTTTTCTGAAGTTGTACATGAATTTAACCGTTGGATCTTTGATGCAGAGCATAAAGTAATCGGAGGATTACTAGAGAGAAGACGTGAAGAAGCTGATTTATTTTTAAGTAATTGTGAGCGCTACCTTTGTAAAGCTCCTGACATTTTATTAAAAGCTTTTAGAGAATACGAGGCATCTCTTGCGCAAGTCAACGCTATTAGAAAATTTGAACAAAGTGTAAATCCTTATGTCTTATCCGAATTTGCAAATGAATTCGAATTAGGAACTAAACATTTTTTCCCTTTTCACCAAGATATTGAGAATGTCTTTTATGCTTTAGAGTAAAATTAAGAAAAGTGCAGGAGTTACATGGAGAATAGTTCTGAGACTAAAGAGTTTCATCTTCCTTTGGAGATGCAATTCGCAATGCGTAAAGCAGAAGTACACGCACAATCCTTAGACCGAGAGGAGCTAATCATCGCATTGCTTAACCTATACCATCAACGTTTAATGGAGTGGAATGCCCTGAAAGCTTTAATGGCAGAAGAGCAGGTCGATATTCAATTCGACATTCCTACTGATATTGAGCTTTCAGAGCTGACTACTTACATCATCCAGGATGAGTTAGACGAGGATGATGAAGACACTAAAAGTTTTTTATGATTTAATTTAAATTTCAATGAGTCTTTGCAAGTACCAGTTTGCTTTCTTTAAAGACTCAACTCCCCCTTTATGCCTCTCTCTCCATATATATTTCGCAATATTACCTTTCAGGTAACCTCTATATTCTTCTTCAGTAAGCTGAGCTTCAATTGCTTCAATGCATTCGATATCTGCAGCATTTGTATAATGCGGAGGATGGTTTACATTGTCGATAGAATCTTTAGTTGACCAAGGAACACTGCATATTCCTCCAGGACAGTCAGTTTCTACCGGATCAAACCACGACGTTTCATTGACTCCTGCATCATCTGCTCGTCCGGACCCATCTCCACCATCATCAATGAGCCTGTAACTCCGTTGGTCGCTCCCGCCGCCAGCGCTTCCTCCATGCTCGGTATGTAACCGGTTAGACCGGGCCTCGCCCCCGGAGCTTGTCCTGGTATCACTGGAGCCATCTCCTTCCCGATGTAAAAGCCCCTGTCCACTGAGGCTTGACTTCCAGGCATCCGAGCCACTTGTTGATCTGCCATTGCTTCCGGAGACATCAAGACAGGTTGGTTGTTCCCCGTTAGCCCCAGATTCTCCCTGTTGTATCCTTGTTCGCATGTTGAAATTCCGTTGTTGTATTGATCATACATCGGAACGTCTGCATAGTAATTATCAAGAAGTTGACCATTAGTATCACAACCTGTAACGCACCTTCTTACGTAAGGATTACTTCCCGCAAAGTTCTCGAGGAAACTTGTAGCTACGTCGTACATTCTATTCTTTGATTATGTCCTTTTATAATATTAACAGGCAGTAATTTAGACCTTGACAAGAATACAATCTACTTATTCAGCAGATGCACGCTTTCTCGAAGGTGATGATCGCCGCCTAAATAACGCTGCGAGAAGAGCTTTTCAACAAAGGTCTAATCCTGAGGTGGTTGAAGATAGAAATAGAAGAAGAGTAGCAAGTGCGAAAGCTGCTGGTGAATACCGAAAACTACGTAACTACGACGAACCAAACCTTGATTCACGCATACCAATCGGTAAATTTACGGTAAATGGTACTGAGCTGCCGAGCCTCCGTGGACGCAACTATGGAAAACCAGGCGCAGGTGGAATGATGGTAAGCAAGAAACCATCATTCCGTTTTGGAAGGTTTTATGGATTCTAAACTTTAGAGAATACAACTTGATGAGGTTGTGCTTGATACTTACCTTTTCTATCCTGATAACTTACAAAACAAGGTTCACCAGACATAAATAGCAATTGTGTAATACCTTCATCTGCATAAATCCTATTAAAAAGCCCAGTGCAATTACTGATTTCTAAAGTAAGATAACCTTCCCAGCAAGCCTCAGCTGGTGTGATGTTAACCAGTATTCCTGAACGGGCGTAAGTTGACTTACCTACTGCAACTACTGTCACATCTCTTGGAAGCTTAAGCCTTTCTTTTGCAACACCAAGGCAATAACCGTAAGGCGGCAAGATAAAAAATTTACCCTTTTCATCTACGTGAAGATCCAAGGGTTTTAGAATAGACTCATCAAAATCTTTCGGGTCGCAAACACCTGCTTGAAGACCCCCAAATAAGAAACACTCTTTACTATCGAGACGAATATCATAGCCGTAGGAACCTAGTCCATAGCTAAGGATTTTGTTACCTTCTTCCTCTTTCACCACATGATCGACAAAGGGTTCGATCATTTTATTTTGGTTTGCCAGATCGCGAATTTGAAAGTCTGCTAACAGCGTCATATTCTGTGTATTGCTTAAAGAAAAGCCTAGCAAATAACTCTGCCCTTTTCAGAATAAATGTCGATAAATTTTTCGATGTTCTTTGTATTCACGCCGTGAGGAGGCATATAAACGATTATGGTCGTTGAAGTCTGCTTTCTTTCATCTACTCCTTGGCTTGTGTTTTTGATCATGACCGGACAATGCTTCAAAACACACATTGGAAAATCGAATATACGTTGGTCGTAACGAATCATGTCAGAATGATTGGTCGTGAATAGTCCTTGTTTTATATTTCCTTTCATCCATTCACGATGCATTCGTCTAAACCATACAGCTTGCGACGAAGCAAGGGTTACTGATGCAGAGCGTGTTTTTTTCCAACGCTGCATTTTATGCTGCCAAAAGTAAGTGCCTCCGGGAGGAAATAAATAAATACTATCTGACCATGGCTGTTCATTTAAACCATCCATTGATGGTGTGTAGTACGAATCAGCACAAACATAACAGTTTGCCTTATCTGAGCTGGCTACATCTAAGTCAATACCACCCAATAATGCATGGGCACTTTGCACTAGGTCATAGTTTGATATCAATTCAAAATCTTCGTTCTCTATAAAAGGTCTCATTGAACAACGTCTTCCAGAGAATTTTCACTAGTAGTGTTATAACAAATTTCAAAATAACGAATTCCGTTTGTATCGTTAATTACATAAGCAGCTTTTTCAGTAGGATCAATCTTTTGTGCTGCCTCTAAAATTTTACGAAAAGTTTCCGCTAGTTCACCGTTGTCATCACGTTCACAGCTTTCTTCTGCTGAATGAACTTCTTTAAGTGTCATATAAAACATCGAACGCTCTTGGTCAGGCTGAAAGCACATCACGCCGGGACCTTCAAGCTCCCAGAATTTTACATATTGTTTTCCCAAATCAGCAAGAATTATCTTTACTGTTGTGTCCAACATCCTCGTCTTAGTAAGATCAGGCTCTTTGCCTAAAATACTAAGTAAAAGTTTTTCTCTTCTGTTCATTGGATTAAACCTTGACGACGTAATGAATCGAGGAGTTTAGTTTGAGGCTGGTAGATAACCACCATTTTTCCCAAGACTCCTTTTCTCTTGATGAGTTTACCATTTTCATCTTTAAGTTTTTTAAATTCAGAGGATCTAATCAAATACTCTGCAACACATCTCAGTCTTCGCTTAAGAGGCAGCTCTGCTTTTGGGAATTTCCCACAAATTGTATCGGGCTCTAAATCTCTAAATGCTATGCGCAACCTGTTTGCCAATGTCATACTTGAACCCTCATCCTCTTCTTCATAATTTTTTAAAATTTCTAGATATCTCTTGAGCTCGGGCGTAGCGAAAGACCCCTCAGGCGGTAAGAAAATTTCTATTTGACGTGCTAAAGATTTAGGCAGCACCTCTGCATAGTTTTCTACAGTAACCTCGTCTATATCGAATCCGTAAAATCTATAGCTCATAATTTTGGATGATCAACATCATCGTCAGGTTTAGGAATATCTTTATAAAGCTCTCGGCCTCCGATGCCCTTATGGAGAATTTGTTTTTCTACAGGGTTTTTTGCAAAAGTTTGCACAAGGTTGTTCCAGGGAATTCTCAAATATCCTTTAAGCTTTGCGTCTCCGGCAACGTTGACATAATGAATACCTGCTTTCCATCCCTTATTTTCGTTGTGCATGCCTATCTTTATCCAATTCCTTATAGTTTGTGGAGTTACGTGTAATCTCTTAGCACATATTTCAAGTGTGATGTACTCATCGGCGTGGCATCTTGGATCTAGTACATCAGTCTCTCCGTTTTGATAACGGCTATGCCAAATACTATTTAATGCTTTGTTTACATTTTCAAGCTCAGTTCCGATTTTTTTAAGGCAGCGCGAGATTTCATCTGGCATATCGCTTTTTATTTTTAATAATGCTAATCTATACACGAAGTAAATGTCTAGTATGCAAGAAAAAATCCCTTCCAGCACTCCTGCTCAAGCACAAGAGCTGCCACAATATGAACAGAGCCTTCAAGAACCTATGTTTAATCCTGAAAACATTGAAGCATTGAAGGCACGCGCACGAGATCTTGCGATTCAGCAAGCAATTGCAGCTCGTGGTATGCAGCCGCAATCAAATCCGACGCCTCCTCCACAGATTGCCCAGGCCCCACAAGCTCCACCTCGTCCTCAGCCAATTCCGAGACAAACATACCAACAACCCGTGCCAGAACCTAATGTTGTTTATCTACGGCGTAATTTAACCATAGCAGAAGTTCTGTTGATTTTGGCACTGTCAACGGGAATTTTGGCAGGAGTCCAATTTGCTTGGGGATTTTCTACAGATATTTTATCTCGTATTGAGATTAGGGAAAAATAAAAGATTTATAATTGTAACAGAACTTGCTTGATTTTCGGTGGCTAATAGAAAAATTACGGAGATGCCCAGTATTGAGGGTGGCTCTATTGTTGATGAGGATCTGCTTACAGTCGTAGCTGTTAACGAAGCAGATCCTTCTTTACGTAATAAGAAATTTCAATTTGATGAGTTAGTCGTTTATCTGGATCAGTACTTCCAGAATACTAGTGGCAACACATTTTCAGGAGATATTATTGTTGGCGGCAACGCAACAATAAGTGGGTTAACTACTACATCTGGAATTACAGTCACCCATGCTGCCACCGTTTCTGGCCTGACTGTACAGGATGATGCAATTGTTTCCGGAACTATTAGTGGAGGTATTGTTTCAGGTAATACTTCGTCTTTTAACCAATCTGAAATTCAGATTGGCACAATTGTAACCCTTACTGGCACAACCTTCACTTATTCAACAGGTGTTGTAACTTCTTTTTTTTCAGGAGCAGTTATAACAGGTGATACAATTAATGCTTTAAATTTTGCAACTTCTAATTTTACAGCAGCTTATATTAGCGGCGGAACTGTTACAGGAATCTCTGGCGAATTTGGAACTTTAACAGCGCAAAGTGTTACGTTAAGTGGAGTTACTGTCACTGATGCACTTACAGTAAGTGGTGCTCTTGGTGTAAGCGGACTTTTAACTGCGTCAGGTGCTTATATAACAGGAACAATAACTGGCAACACTATTACTGGAAATTCCATTTATGGCACAAGTGGTATCTTTACATATGTATCAGGCACAACTATTACTGGCGATTTAATTTCGGTAACTAGTGGAGTATATGCTCACGTTTCAGGAGCAACCATTACAGGAAATAATATTTCAGGAGCAGGGGGACAATTTGCACACCTTTCAGGTGCGACAATCACGGGAGATGCAGTTTCAGCAACTGTAGTCACAGGTGTGTCGGGAGTGTTTACAAATATTTCCGGAACTTCCGGAGTATTTACTAATATCACCGGCACTAATATTCAATCAAACCGTATGGATGTTGAGACGGGAGTCTTTCAAGACTTAACCGCTGTCAACATGACTTTCCAAGGAGATCAAACAATTAGTGGAAATTTCACGGTTATTGAAAATCAAGTAATCAGTGGAAATCTAAGGGTCGTAGGAAATATAACAGGCGAATCAAATTTAATTATTGAACAAACTGGATTTATCGAAAATATTGTAAGTTCAGGAATTATTTCCGGCTCGACAATCAATGGGAATTTAGTTCAAGCAAATTCAGGCGTCTACACTTACTTATCTGGAGCCACCATTACCGGAGATTTAATCTCAGGAACGAGCGGTGTATATACCTACGTTTCGGGTACAAGTATTACTGGAGATACGATTCAAGCAACTAGTGGAATTTTTGTAACAGGTTCTTTCACAGATCTTGAAATAAGCGGTTTAGTCTCAGGCACTAGCGGCGTCTACACTTACTTATCTGGAGCCACCATTACCGGAGATTTAATCTCAGGAACGAGCGGTGTATATACCTACGTTTCGGGTACAAGTATTACTGGAGATACGATTCAAGCAACTAGTGGAATTTTTGTAACAGGTTCTTTCACAGATCTTGAAATAAGCGGTTTAATTTTAAGCACAGGATTGTTTGCTTCCGGTACACAAGCTGCACCTTCCATTTCTTTTATTGATGATACCGATACGGGTGTTTATTCACCTGGAGCGAACCAAGTAGCCATCTCGACTAATGGCACTGGGCGGTTGTTTGTCAACGCAAGTGGAAAGATTGGCATAGGCGAGTCAAGTCAGCAAGCAACCCTCCACGTTGCATCAAACATTTCAGACGCCACCGCAATTACCTGGGCTAACAGCCAGTTTTCGGTCGCCACGCCGATTGCAGGAAATAGCACCGCCAATAGGGCGACCATTTACTTTGCTCCATACGGAAGCGATAACAATTATGCTCCTGCTGCAATCTCAGCAACTGCTGGAACAAGCGGCGCATCTACGCTCAAGTTCTTTGTTAATGCGTCAGGAAATCTCACTGGCGACATTACCAGTTATGAGCGGATGCGCCTAGACTCCAGTGGCCGCTTAGGTCTGGGGACTAGTAGCCCTAGCTCTACCTTGCATGTGTCTGCAAATGACGGTCACNTTGCACTATTTGAGCGCCCCAGCGGTGGAACAAGAATTGCCGTAAAATCCTCGGCAACAACTTCTTTGTATTTGGACGGGACTGATTCCGTCTTGGCGTTTGTAAGTTCAGGCGGAGCTACTCCTTCTTACACTATTGCCAGGGATAATACTGATAATACCCTGCGCATTTCGTATAGTACTGCTAATCCAGGAGTAAATGATTTAGTAACTATCAACTCATCAGGCCGCGTAGGGATTGGCACTACTACGGTTAACAGGCAATTAGTTCTTTACAACAATGGGCTTGCCTGCCTTGCACTACAAAACTCCACAACCGGCAATGGCTCTAACGACGGATTCCAATTTCAGCTATCTGAATCAAATGGGTACATTTGGAATTACGAGAGTGCTNCGACAATCTTTGGCACGGCTAATACTGAACGCGCCCGCATCGACAGCTCCGGCAGGCTGTTGGTGGGGACGTCTAGTGCTTACGACGAACTAAGCCCGTTGGAGGTGGTAGGCTCAGGTGCTGAGTATGGCCTTTTTGCTACTAACTCAACAGGGTTCAATCTTGCAATATCAAAAGCAAGAGGAACTTTTGCCAGCCCTGCCGTAGTTGCGAATGGGGATACTCTTGGCCAGATTGCTTTCAAGGGATATTCAGGTTCTGCTAGCGCGTATCGGAATGCCGCGTATATCACAGCTCAAGTAGATGGCGAGCCCGATACTGGAGGCGATGCAAGCGACATGCCAGGTCGCCTTGTATTCTCCACCACTGCCGACGGAGCGGACAGCCCAACGGAGCGGATGAGGATTACCTCCGACGGTAAGGTCGGAATCGGTACGACGGCTCCTGACGGTCTACTTGATTTGGCAGTTCCTTTTAGAAGTACTGATAGCACCTCTGCTGGCGGCGTATCAACAGCAACTAATTCGTTCAGACGTTTTGAGTGGGGTCATCGCGTCACAGGAGAAGCATCAGAAGCCCTTAACGGAAGATGCGGTATTTCATTCACACTCAATCCCGGAACAGGAGGTTCTAACAGCGAAATTGGATTTATTACAAATCAGTACGGAATCAGTCGTGCTGAAAGGATGACAATCACATCCGACGGCAAAGTCGGAATCGGTACGACGGCTCCACAGTCAATATTTGTCGTAAGAGGGAATACTCCTAGAATTACTCTTGAGCCCACGGCCGACACTCAGAACACCCGCATTCAGTTTGCATTAGCTGACGGGACAGTGAAGTCACGGATTACTGGTGGCGGCAGCGATGGTGATGCGATTAGATTTTCGCAAGGCTCTAGCGAGCGCATGCGTGTGGATTCTGGCGGTAACATCGGAATCGGGACGACGAGTCCTAGCTCTACGCTTGACGTCAATGGATCTCTTTCAAAAAACTCTGGTTCATTTAAGATTGACCACCCCCTGCCCGAACTTAATGAAACCCATCACCTAGTGCATTCTTTTGTTGAGGCTCCAGATGCTTCTAACCTTTACGCGGGGATGGTGCAGCTTACAGATGGTGTTGCCGTGGTGAACATTGACACTGCACATAGAATGACACAAGGAACCTTTGAAGCTTTGAACACTCCTCAAAGCTGGTCTAGCTCTAACGAATCAGGATATGCGCCTGTCAAATCTTCTTTGTCTGGAAACTTGTTGACAATCGAATGTCAAGACCAGACGAGCGAAGATACTGTTTATTACGAAGTTCGCGGCATCAGAAAAGACAATCACATGATTGAGACTGAATGGACCGATGACAACGGGAGGGTTATTACCGAACCACTTAAACAAAGCCAAGCCCAAGAAAATCTTTGATCGGCAGTCCGCCCCGTGTAAAAGCGGGGCTTTCCTACTACAATCAAAGCAGGTTATTCATAACTATGACCACCACCTTCACTTGGGCAATTGCTCAGCTTGAGCGGGAAACCGCCGATGGCTTTGTTTACACCGGCCATTACACGGTTAACGCTACAGATGGCGAGGCGTATTCTGCTGTTCTTTGAAAAATGTTTAAATTAAAATAAATTTATAAAAACAATCAATACATGATTTAAAATATGAATATCAGTAATTTTTCATCATGGCAGTAGTTTGGAATGTAGTTTCAATGGTCAGGGATCTTCCTGATGGAGATACACCTCCAGAGGGTTTGGTAACCACGTTACATTGGACAGCACAATTAGGAGAAGCAAATAGCTATGGAAGCGTAGGATTAGGGGAACCTGACCCAGACAATTACACTCCTTATGATCAAATTACCCAAGAACAAGCAGTGCAATGGGCAAAAGATTCACTGGGAACTGAAACAGTTACTTCAATCGAATCAGGCCTAGCAGCACAAGAAGAAGAGATTTTAAATCCGACAACTGCTAACGGAGTTCCTTGGTAATTATGTTATATTTATTGAAGTTGATTTGTTTTCATGACCTGCAAAAAAAGCGAATTGGTCTCTGGCATTAATTCTTTTGCTTCAGCCAGGGTCACAGGTGATCCTAACCTTATTGCATTTTCCTTAGACTTAATTCAAAAATTAATCGACACTCTTGATTTCGATCCTGAAGAGGAAGAGGTGCGCGATGACGATCAACCTGAATAACGCAGCAAAGTACTACAAGGAATTGCCGCATCAAATTGCGGCATTCAATTTTTTGGAATCTAAAATTCCAGAAGATGCGCTTGATGAATTCGCAGAACTTTACCGTGCTGGCCCGGCTGATCCAGCTAAAAACATAATCACGCCACAGGTCATGCAGCAGCTTACCGGCTACGCTGCAGATAAATTTGATGCTACCTTCTGTGGTGATTTCAATAAGCTATTAATGGCAACAGGATTCGATAAATTCGACTTTGCTGTTGCCATGCTCACTGCAAATTTAATGCATGAAACAAACAATTTTATATGGCTCAAAGAGCTAGCCGATGGCTGGGCTTATGAAGGACGTACAGATCTTGGCAATACACAGCCAGGTGATGGCCCTAAATTTAAAGGTGCTGGTGTATTGCAATTAACAGGACGCTATAACTATGAGCGTTGCGCGGAGAAGCTACACGACCCTAAAATTGTTGAACGCGGATGTGACTACGTAGCTGATCAATATCCTTTCCGTTCTGCTATTGCCTGGATCGAAGACAACAAACTATTAGATGTTTGTATCCATCAAGGATTTGATCAATGCTGTTATCGCATTAACGGCGGTTGGAATGGGTATGATGATAGACTCGCCAAGTATAAGATCTGTAAAAAAGTCTTTGAGATTCTCTAGTCTTATTATATATAGTTTTTAACAAGCTGGGCAATTGCTTCTGGTATCTTAATCATCATCAGTAAAACAAGATGAAAAAAGATAAATTATTGCGTGTTAATGTTTGTTGGGAAATTAATAAAGAGCGTAGGTGTGAAACCCTATCAAAGGATCAAGCCTACGCTCTACGTAAAAGCATTCAAAAAGAAAATGGAATCATCTTTTGGTTTCAGCCACTAGATGATTGATGCCAGGGCGCACGAATATGCAAATCTCCCAGCTCTATGGGAGGAGGTACAGAAGGAGGTTGACTTTCATGCCACTCTTCTTCTGCGTTATCTAGTTTACTAGACAAAGTTGCATAAAACTTTTGACGACTTACCTCGCGGTTAACGTCGTCAAGAAATGACCTATTGCTGATAGTGAAGATTACTTTACCATCCGGTGGCATCAGCCCTTTTTTACAGGCTTGAGCGAGTTGATAGCCTTAATAACTAACTGCACGATGCTATTGTCTTTCAAGGGAGAAATGCCAATGATTTCAGACAAGGCTGCAATCACGATCCAAAAGTAAGGATTGGTAAGAATGTCTTCCATGTTAATAATGTTTAACATCTTTAATTATAATTGCTTCTATTTTTTATAGATAAAGAAAATATTAAGATCTTCTAAATATTCCCAATTTAATTTTTCCCTGCCTATGAGCCACTTTTTAAAAACCCTCAGCTGTTTTTTAGGTATTGATGATTCGCATTTAAAAATTATTGAATCTCCTTTTTGTATATGCAAAAAGCATTTCCTAGTAATGCGTGCAGCTTCTATTAAAGACTTGGCTCCAACATTACCAGTTAGCTTGGATTTAATTTTATTTACACGTTTGTTTTTCCTGCAACTATTCCAATCATTTATTTGCCTGTTGGAACGACTGATTGCGATGGCAAAATTCCATATGCATTTATTGTTTTTGACATTAACGGGCGTCAAAAAAGCTTTAAGAAGCTGACCATTATCAAAACGTTTAATAAAAGTAAGCTTCTTTCTTCTTTCACAGGTCGAAGGCTTCGTCATCATTATCAGGAACAAAAACCTTATAGTCCCGATTAGTTACCTTCTGGTAAACGCTTTCAATAAACTTATGATCATCTGTTCTTTGCTTTTCAGTATTGGTTTCCCAGAAATATTCTTCAGACTTCCCTAGTCTTCCAAACTTTTTATTGGGATACTCGACATTAAAGTATCGCGTGGAGACAAGAAAATCTGGGGTTTTGAGTTCTTCGGGTGACAGAGAAGGATCAATAAGACGGCATCTGTTGTTGGGATAGGCTGCAAGCTGACCATTTTGCAATGCGATGACATTGAAGGATTTGTGTTCGTCTGGGGTTTCCGCGAAACTGATGTCTGTGCGGCTGCGATCACCGTTAAAGCTGTCGATAGTAAACAAGTAATCACCACAAAGAGTACCAAAGGTCTTAGTACGTATTTCCCACTGCATTGTATAAGTAAGATTTTTTTCAAGTGTGACAATATCATGGCTAAAACAATTCCAAAATTGCAGGTTTTCAAGATCAAGATCTGGATCTGGAGCGACAGGACATTCAGGAGAATCTGAATCCCAGTTTAGAAAAGCAGAGATCGGCAGCTTGTCATAGAGCGCACCATATTCCGGTAAGTAGGTTTCAAAGTAAAACGGCCTCCCTGGCAGGGATTTAAGAGAGACCCAATAACCAAGCACGTACTCACCAAACCCATCACGTAAATCCCTAAGATACTCTTTACGTACCCAGACTTTTTGGGGCGGGATGTTGGTGATAAGTGTCGACACATTTAAGTATCATATTGTCTACACTCTAACTGCCAGGGCTCCTCTTTGCAATACCGCTCAAAAGCTTTTGTAGGATTCGATTTATTCTGTTTAGCTGGCCCGCGCCAGTAGGAAGCAATAAGATCCTTTCCTTTTTCTGAAAATAATACTTTTTCCGACATGCTCGTTTTGCTAATACTTTATTCTAAAAGGCAAAATGCTTATCCTCTGTTTAAAAAAGGATAAAATATGACAGGCAGTTGAGAATTAGGTTTATTATCCCGTTTCCACGCCGCTTCCCAATCAGACAAAGAATGATCATGGGTTGTGTCAAAGAAACCAGGTGTGGCATCGCCCAATAAATTGCTCGAACTTGTAGTATCCTCGAGCCCTAGATTTACAACAGGAACATCTTCACAAAGAACGTAAACAATATCATCCTTTGGCTCAACAACTAAACCAACTTCATAAGCACGTGGTTCATTTTTTGTCATAGAAATGCAGATTAGATATTTACCCACAGGCAATNGGTAATACATCTCATCCCCTTTATCTAGCCTGTAAGCTTCATAAGTATTGTATAAATCTGAACCAGTGGCAGCAACAGTATTGTAGTAGGGATAGTAATTAAAGGTCTCTCCCGAAAAAATTTTTACCCAATCAGTGAAAGCTTTACGCGCAAGAGCAGGCATGGAAATAGTTACAGAAGCCGGATCAATACTAAAATCTTGGACAGCAAATTCAGTACTTATTCCAGTTTTCTCGAATATGTTTCTGCCAAATTTTTTTATTTGATTTGTATCATAGACAGATATATTTAAATCTCTAGGCTTAAAAGAACCTTTCGTTAGGATTATCCAAGCCGGAACAGCCAACTCTACTTGGTACCAAGCGTTGTATGTACCTCCTCCCATTCCGCCATTAGAGTTTCTAAGGGTATCAGAAAAACCCACTGGCTTATAGACAGGCCCTAATTCACCTGTTATAACGCGGAGGGTAAGCTGGTTAAAGGTACCTAAAGGGAACGGAGTGTTTGCATTTCTCCCTCTTTGAGGAGTAGTTTGCGATATGCGTGACATTATAAGTTAACTGTATTGACTTAATTTTAATCGAAGATGTTCTTTAGCCTTGTATTAATAAAGATGGGTGAATGATGTGCTTTTTGAATTGAGCAAGGCGATAATCCTCTACCTTTTTTTGCTGCTTCAAAATTCCATAGTGTTTTATTTTTGCAAAATCTAATTCATACACCAGAGGATGAATTGTTTTTGGAGCTACGTCAATATTTAAAACACACTCCCAGTGAAGGGGGTTTACACAGTTGTCAACTGTACAAACATCTTTTTTCCTGGTTAGTCTTAGTGAACCTATATCCCCCCAAGCTGCAGTGTACATAATCTTCGCAACCATCAAATTCTCAGAGAATGCTTTTGAAGACTCTGATCTATAAGAAGGAAATGTCATCCTCTTACTCTTTATGTCACAGGGCCAGCACTCATTAGTGCCTTTTACATCTACATGTTTTAAAAATTCTAGAAAGCGAATTTTATATTCGCTATCTATATAGTTAATGTCAAACCCGCAGGAGTTCACTGAGATTCTGTGAGCACAGTGGTAACACCATTTGTCTTTGATGTTACGTATGCTGTGCCCGTGAATGCAATCCATTCCTCGATAGAGCCCTAGGTTTTCCAGGCCTTCAGCATCGAGGATATCAATGTCCTTGTGAAATGGAAGAACGATACGTTGCTTTTTCTCAGGCACTTTTCTTTTCTTTGATAGTACGAAAACGGAGTGCGCCCCTGTGAGACACATTGTTGACCCTAAGCCCTTCCCATACCATCAGATCCTTTCTGTTGTCTTTAGATTTATTTGTTGCTCCGTGGATAATGTCTTTACCCGAAGGGTCTTCTCCTGTCCTTAAGTAGTAAACAATTCGGTGTGCATGGTATTGCTCTCCAAACAAGCGGACGACATAGTACTCACCAGTTGCGTTCCACTTACCGCACATTTCACCCTTAGTGCGCCAGCCGTCCTCGTAAACCCACTCTAGTCCGCTTGGATATTTTTCAGAAAGTTTCAAGTATTCCTGGGCCTGCTCGAGCGAGTTAAATGGAAGTGCTTTGTAGCGACGGCGAGTCAATGAAGACATCACAAAAACCGATTACACCTTTATTTTAACTAAGATAAAAGAAAACGTACACTAAGAATATTAAAAAAACCCCCTTATTCAGGGGGCTGCCTCTTGGCCTTTGAGCTTAGGCGGCTTGCTCTGTGTCCACCTTCTCTTCCAGCACCTCATCAAATACCTCTTCGAAGTTCGCGGCAATTGTATCCCATTGGTACATAGGATCCAGAGCTCGTTCCTTACATGCCATTCCGATTGCCTTTAATTTTTCTCGATCATGATACAGGTCATTAAGAATCTCAGCAAGATGATCAGCGGAAGGGACTGGCATTCTTCGATTAAAATTCATGTCTACATCAACGAATGCAGTATCAATAAGAAGTCCAGCGCCATGGAAAATTTCTTTTAAAGAAGTGTGATCTGGTACAACTTGCGCCACACCACAGGCAGCATGTTCATGGTTGACAAGACCATGCCCCTCGCCTTTACAGGTATTTACACCCACGTCTACTGCGTTATAAATAACATTTAAAAGTCTTACTGGAACATTAGGAGGGTGCGGACTATTTGATGTCATGATGATGCGCCCATTTGCATCAATGCCACGCTTATTCATTTCTTGTGCAAATAATGACATGATGTCCCAGCCTTGATCTTTAAGCCCCATGTGCATATAAAGCATTGCATCAGGCTTGTCTTCCGCAAATTTAGCGAAGGCTTCAATGGTCACGTCTTGACGCTTACGTGCTTGGTTTCTATTTCCATTAAACACGATAAAGCTTTCTTCTTTGAGACCAAGCTCTCTACGACATTCAGCTTTATCTAAAGTTGTGAACTGAGAAGTTGTAACGCCATGCGGAATAACTACAATTTCTTTAGGGAATCCCGCGTTCATAAATTCGCGAGCGCCAAACTGGGTGTAGATAATAAGTTTATCCCAAGCAGGACTCTTATCAAGTAAGCCGCCTGCCCACTCATAAGAATCCATGGGACAGTAAGCGACAAACTTGAAGTCCCCTTTCTTATGTAGATTTTCAATCTGTGAATAGATTTGGTTAACAATCCAAACATCATTGTTTACAAAGACAATGTCAGGTTTTTCACGTTCTACAACTTCGCGGATACGCTGCACACCGAATGGTTCTGTTTGATGTCGATTGGAAGATGGATACATCCTGAATCTGTTTTGCAATTCAGGTGCGGGATCACCCCACCAATTGTTTCCGAGAACAATGATTTCATATTTATCATCGAGTCGGGTAATTAAATTTTCTGTTACGCGAGCGAAGCCGGTCATGGCAACAACGTCACCACTCCATAAAATCTTTTTCTTAGTCATAAAAAACTGCTACTTCCTGAGTAAGTGTAACTTATTTTTCATAGATATTCTTATAGTTCTCTTTGTCATTTACGTATTCAAGAACAGACGGCCACTCATTCTGCTTCACAACAGAGCTCTCATTTCTAATGCGAAGTCCCCGCAAACCATTTGCACGTTTATATTTTTCTTTAGTAACAGCCAAATTATTTGTGCGACAGTATTCGATTAAATTTGAAATAAAATTTCCTCGCGTAGAAGACTTCTGTCCGATATTGGAACAATGCTCTAAGTAACTTGGGTAAAGCTCAGTGTTAAAGTTTGCATACTTATGATTGCCCTCTTGGTTGAAAGGCTTCTCTCTGCTCACACCAATTGCAGTCCAATAATCAGGATCATAGATTACGTGTTCTCCTAACCAATCATGGAGTGTTGAAACGCGACGATCGCGCTCACTCTCTTCCTTGTGGTAACCCTCAACACAAGACGAAGTGGCCATTAAATATTCTTTCATCGTCTCTTCCGACATTGAAAGTAACCAGTTGATCAAGCCCGGTAGTTCCTTAGAAAAGTCTCCACCTGGTTCTCCAGTCTTGCTAAATGAAATGAGATTTCGCTGTTCGGACGGTTTACCTTTAAACACACGGTTAAAATATAAAGTAATGCGTCTTCTCTGAAGCCCAGTACTTTTATCAGTGGATTGAATTTCTGCATTAGCTGTAATGATAATCATTCCTTTGTATTGAAACGAAGTAACATTTGCTTTATTCTTGACTTCATTGCGGACCATATCTCCCCCACTTAAGTTTTTCAGAACGCCAACACTTCCCCCATACTTATCTTGGTCTGGCAAGACAATTAACTTCTTTCCTGCAAAGTTAGTCAGCTCAAACTTATTGCTTTCCATTTCCTTGAAGCTAGTTGTAGCAATGTTGTCGCGCCCAACAAGAGCAACACACAAGTTTGCGAAGGTCGACTTGCCAGTCTTTCCGTAACCTACGATCTCGAGGAAGCGTTGGATCTCATGATGCTGCAAGAGTACAGCCCTCATGAACGCACGTAAGAGTTGGACACGGTCTTCACGATCATCTTGAGTCCAGTGCAGCCATTCAATGATGCTGCTAGGCACTTGCGTTTCGTCGTAGGCATATGGCTGACGATTAATCAGAAAAAGATCGTGTACAAACTTAACGTTTTTGTTAAAAGGAATAAGTTTTTTACTAGGCACATGGAGTATTCCATTTGTAAATAAAAGATATTCTCGATCTTCATACCAATTATTAAAGTTAAATTTATTACTTAAAAGATTTTTAATGTCATTAATTAATTTGTTATCATACCCACTGATAAGACCAGACTCAGTTAAGATATCCAAACGTTCCATTAAGTCTGCACCCATTTTATTATCAGAGAGAAGCAACCATTGCCCAGTGCTTGCATCGAATAAACGAAACTGCCTAAGCGTTTCGCAGTATCTCAAGTTGTCATCGTATGCTTGTACGAGTAAATGAAAAATTTGACTTTGATTCAATGAGCCTTTTTGCTTCCTTGTTTGTTTCAAGTGGCTGCCTCCTCCATCAAAACCCACAAGTTGTTGTTTATCTTCCTGTAGAAAAGCAATCATTTCCTGCTCAAGCAGTTCAATCGGATCTTGTTTCTCCTCGTGCTCAAAGTTTTTTAAGAATTGTTCCGCAGCAGCAACCTCTGTGTCTGAAACAGAATGGGCTTTAAAGTCTTGGCTGATACTGAAGCCATACTTTTTAGCCTCCTCAATAAGGGATCCAATCCCCGCACCTCCTTCCCGGTCAAATGTTTTCCATTTGGACGCACATATTCCAGGCTTATACTTTTTAGATTGCTGACTCCATTCATCCCAAATTTCTAAGCAGCTGTCATCAATAGAATGCAGAGCTTGACCGGCAGAAATCCAGCTGTCATAGGTGTCGCAATGCTCAATCGGTAAACTAAAGATTGCATTTCTAGCAATACGAATATCTCTTTCAACTGTAATTTCACTATTTATTGCAAAATTAATTCCTACATAACGCTGCCTCTCGATTGAAGGAGTCCCTTTCTTTTTATTTTGCGCATGAACATTTGCGATGATCCACTCTGGAACAAAGGGAAGATCCCAACAATGCTCAAACCCTTGCCCTGGCATTGTGTAAAACCCTTTTGTATCAGGGTGTTTACCCATGAGTACACCCTGGCGCTTTGTCCAGAGAACTTCTAGTTGCTCATTTGTTTCTCCAAGCCAGCGATACTTTGACCTCGCGAATACATCAAAGTCATTCTTTGATACTTTGTAAAGCTTTCGTAAACGTCCTTCCTTCCCACTTGCAATTGCTAGTGTAGGCGGTAAAGCTTTGTCAAATGTTTCTGTCGATAGCTTTTCGACAATGTCGAAAGCACTTTTACCATCAACATCAACCCATAACAAACCGTAGGGCTCGTTGCCTACCGGCCCAGAAAGTAATCCAACTGCTTTTGCTTTGTTCGAATAAACTTCCTCTGCAATTTCAGAAACTGACAGTGGATTTTTTTGCCACCCTAAAATGTAGGGGGCTTTATCTTGTCCAAGTGGAGTGAGGGGCCATGAACTAGGAATCAGATCGAGGCGAATTTCACCTGGCTTGAGTTGAAAGTCAATAGACATATTAGTTCCTTGCGTCTAGTAATTGTACGGTGATATTTTTGTCAGGACATATATTCGATTTCAACAAGTTGAAAGCATGTAACTGCATCGCAAAAGGCACAATCAGAACGTCACCATCTACAGCGTTAGCGATGATGGATTTTATGGCACGAGAAAACTCCGCCGGTTGAACGACGTATTTCATTGATTGAATTTGCAGCTGTTTTTATTTTAGATCCGGTAATTCAATAATCAATTATAAGTAAATTGAATAGAAGACAATTAAGAAAATAAAAAACAAGATAAGAAAAGGCAGTGGCTGCAAGGGGATTTGTGCGGTGCCCTTTAAAGTAACCGGTACTACTAAGGGCATCAACGCCCTCGCCTTTAATTTAATTATTGCTCCGCCTTTTCGTAAGCCTCTTCTTAACGTTAAGATAAGTGTCAAGTATTTTCAAATATAGATTGTTTCCACACTAATGCCAATACTTACAACTAAGTAAAAAAACTTACGGTAATAAAGCGAGCGCACTCAAGCATGTCAAATTGATTGAAAATAATCTATACAAGACTTTAACAAAATTACATCATCTTTCAAGTAACCTAGGGCTAAGTTACAGCTCGTGCATAGCAAGCCTCTTACCTTTTTAGTTTCATGGCAATGGTCAACGGAAAAATGTTTTTTCTTATGTCCGGGATCAGTAGAACCGCAAATCTTGCACCGATAGTTTTGGTTGATAAGCATTTGTTCATACTGTTCAACGCTTATCCCGTATCTTTTTTTTAAATTTTTAGCCCTGATTGATGTCTTTTTTTCGCACATATTTTTTGTCATTAGATAAGATCTTTGTCAACAGGGCCGAACTTGTCCAGTTGTTCAAAGTATTCTGCGCAACACTTCCACCAATCGTCCCTTAAAGAGTCTAAGAATTTTCTACTAATTTTAAAAACCTGTGTACGCAGCGGTGT